GCGTTCCTGTTCTGTAACTCATTCCAACACTTGGACTTTTAGTAGTAGACATTGCAGCGGTTAAAGAATGAACATACTCACCAGTTGCCGAATCTGTTGACGATGAAATGTTCAGAGAATTTTCAATGGCATTGGTTGTATTTCCATCAAACCAGATAAAAACTTTTGCTGCTGCTTGCTTCGTCAGCGTGACCGCACCGCCGCCTGTACTCTGAATGGTATCTGCTTTTAATGTACTCATAGCGTCACCAATGTCCCACCGCTTTCCACGGTTAATGTAACACCAGAAGCCACAGTAAATGGACCAGTAACATTGGCATTCTCTGTGGCTAGTATAGTGATGTCAGATGTGAGTGTTTGTGCGTTGGTACGAAACAAGCCACCGCCCTTGAAGTTACCCTTGTTCTCAGCGGCAGGAGTAATGGTGCCAGCTTGAGGTGCAAGGTAATTAACGAAGATGTTGCCAGTACCACTAGAAGGTGCGGCAGTAAATGTTAGGGTAGTTCCATCAGGAATAGTGTAGGCCGCAGTATCCTGCACAACACCATCAACCGATACAAGTACATCTTGTACAGAGGATACTGTAGTGGTTAGTGTAAATGTAGTATCACTACCGTCACCATTAAAGCGTTGTACAGCTTTAGTAGCTTGATAGGAACCGGGAACTTTCTGACCAATATACGGCATGTTCTATTCCTTACGAACTAATAGTATCGACTACAGATACCCAAACATCTGCGCTACTTGCTGTATCACTCTGTACCTTTAGTACATCACTTGCTTGCATTACAACCTTTGCACCGCCATCTAGTACCTGTAAAGTAGAACCTACAGGAATAGGTGCATCCTTAATGATGTAGTAATCGTTAGACCCATCATTAATAAATACATCCATTAGAATTTGTGTGGTTGTAACATTAGCAATATTGATACCAATAAGCGCATCATCGGAGTTAGCTGTACGCATAGTTACTGCGCCTGTACCAACATTCCTTGCAATGTTTCTTTCAAAATCTTGTGCCATATTATCTCCTAATGTAATTAAGTATAATTATACCATACTTTTATAGCTTTGTCAAGCCCTATAATGCAATCGCCATCGCCACTGCGAAGCCAGCAGTTGCACCCGTAGATGGTAAGTTAGTTAGTTGTGAGCCATCTACTGCTGGTAATCTAGCTGACCCATCTAGCTGTACTGCATTATTAGCAGATGTACCTGCTGTCAATACTGCCGCACTTCCTAGTCCTAATGTAGTACGTCCCGCTGCAGCATCAGCGTCATCAACCAGACTACGACCAAATGCCGTAAAGCTGGTGACTGCGTATGTATCGCTACCCGTAGTATAAATGACTTTATCGGCTGCGGTAGTAAGACCAGCAATGGAAGCAAGGCCAGCGTCATATGCTTGTACATCTGAACCAATTGCAACTCCTAAGTTAGTACGTGCATCTCCTGCAGAACTAGCATTAGTACCACCATTTGCAATGGCAACTGTACCAGATAACTGAGATACACCGATTGTTTTATTTGTAAGTGTCTGTGAGCCTGTTAATGTAGCTACAGTAGCGTCAATAGTAATCTCATCAGCATTAGCCGTGATACCTGTACCGCCGATAACATTAAGTGTAACATCACCAGATGTACCACCGCCTGTCATACCTGCACCAGCCACTACAGATGTAATATCACCTGTTGGTATTGCTGCTACACTACTGTCTACATATGCTTTAATTGACTGCTGTGTTGCTAACTGTGTATTACTATCTGAAGCCATATTGTCTTCATCAAGTACAGCCGTGCCGCTAACCGCTGTATTCAGTATAGGAGAGGTCAAAGTTTTGTTAGTTAGCGTCTGTGAGCCTGTAAGGGTGGCTACAGTGCTATCTATTGCAAAGGTGACTGCATTACCAGAACCAGAGGTATCAACGCCTGTACCCCCTGTAAACGTCAGCGTTTCACTATCTAGGTCAATTGCTAGTGCACCACCACTATCTGCCTGAAAGTCTAGGTCTGATGCAGTTACTTGTGCATCTACATAATCTTTAACAGCAGCAGTAGTAGGTAAGCTAGTGTCATTGTCACTAGAAGCAACACCCTCTGCTTCAGTTACTATTGCTGTAGCCTTAAAGTTATCTACTTCAATATTAGATACAGTATTGCTGTCTACATCAATTGTTTTATTAGTAAGTATCTGAGAACCAGAAAGAGTAGCTACTGTGCTGTCAATAGCAAAAGTAACAGCATTGCCTGAACCAGAAGTATCAATACCAGTCCCGCCTGTAAACGTAAGACTCTCACTGTCAAGGTCGATATTAAGCGCACCACCGCTGTCTGCCTCGAAGTCGAGGTCTTGGGCGGTAACTGTCGTATCCACATACGCTTTAATAGATTGTTGCGTAGCCAATGCCGTAGCACTGTTAGATGACATATTATCTTCATCAAGAATATCCGTCACGGTTGTGGTCGGCATACTGATGCTGTCTACGTATGCAACACCGTCTATGTATAAGTCTTTAAACTCTTTGCCGGATGCACCTAAATCAATGTCATCATCTGTAGTAGGCTCAATCACACCATCTTTAACTACAAACTGTTCCGTAGATGAACCAGATACATCAATATTAAATTCTACTTGATTATTAGTATCGTCAACAACAACCTTGTTTAATGGCGTAGCAACACCGGGGTCTCCAATCAAACCAATGACTGGACCCTCAGAAGCAGTACCATCGTGCTTATGCCCTGATGTATTTACAAACGCAGCCAGTAACTGATTAAATTCATCATTACTGTCGGCAGCATTGATAATGTCACCGTCTGCATAACTGGACTGTCTAGTGTAACCTGCCATTAATTATCTCCTTGCATCAGCTTGGAACTCTAGCTGAAAACCTTTAAGTGAATAAGGTGCTGATGTACCTCTATCATTAACTCTTAGTGCTACCGCAAAACCACTACCTTCAATAGGCTGTCTAATAAGCGGATTAGTCTGACCACCATATGTACCTGTACCGTATGTAGAGGAACCGTACACCGCAACAACAGAAGCACTATCAAAAGGATACGCTGCGGGTCTAGCTACATTAGGTGCTTCATAATCGTATCGCACAAGTAGGTCGGCATTAACGGCTGCTTCTGGTGCATAGTTAATAATAACACGCTCAAAAGATTTTCGTATACCCGCATCACCCATAGTCAAATCAGGAGAGCGATACTTACCCGTTACGTTATTACCGTCAAAGTCATTGCCTTGTTCTTGTCTATACACATAACCATCAAAGTCACCATGTATAACGATACTCTCACCAGTAGCTACAAGGTTATCTGTACAACTAGGTCTTATACCTTTAATGTCAGCAAACTCATAGCTGTCACCTTTACGTACACATATTACCCCTGATGTAGTAGAACGTGGTGTGTTAGCATTAGAGAAGAATATACGATACTGTGTTTTGTCGGGTATAATAACGCTACCAAACTCATCTACGTCAGATACACCTTCAAATCTTTCTTGTACAGCACGGCTAATTGTACCTAATTCAACGTCACCAATTCTTTCAGTACCAGCAATAGTACGTAAACCATCTGGTCCTAAGAATACTAAGTCACCTGCAAATTCTTGGATGGTAAAACCATTAAGGCAACCAATCTCTCTAGTAACAGGTTGAAGTTGGAAGTCTGCAATACTATTACCAACCAACTTAAAAATTCGTTCCTCGCAGAAGATATACAATTGGTCCCGGAAAGGAAACAGGCCCGTTATGTCACTATCTACTGCGATGGAACCAGCCCCATTAGCGACACTGAAATCACTATCAGTATACGGTGCTGTAAAAACTAATTCTTGTGGGTTGCTAGACATACCAGCAAAGAATAATGCTTCTTTAAACCCTGTTACAAATGCGGGGTCAGCAGGTGCGCCTGTAGCATTTAAGTCTGTAACAGTAGTGTTATCATATTTAGATGCGTGGTTTGCACCATCCGCCCATACAATATAATTCGTCCCACCTAAGTTATAACGAAAAAATGAATACCGACCTGCACCAGTTCTGCCACTATCTATCTCAGTCCAGCTACCTGTCTTACCACCTTTGTGTATCTTACGACCACGGGCAGCAAGTATGTTACCTTTGAAATAAGCAGACATTAATACTGCTTCACTAGCACTTTGGTCTTGCGGAACAATATTAGTGTTCCACTTTGTGTACCCAGATATTCTTCTATAGCCACCTTTAGTATCTGGCTCAAAGTTTTCTAACTCTAGTGCCATGCCCGGTTGCATTGCAAAAGTAGATTGGTCTAAAACTAAACCACCTTGACAGGCAAATACAAACGGATTAATTCCTGATTCATCTGCCATTTATTAAAATCCTGCTACGTTAGTACCATATCTTTGTGAATGTGGTATATAAGTAGAGCGAACATAGTCTGCTCTATTAAGAAGAATGGTTTGCATATGCTTAATCCCATCTTCAAATCTAGCAAAGTTAATGCCGTACTGTTGTGCTTCACCACGATACTGGTAAGCGTATGCAGTGGCACCATCTGCTATAACTTGTCTGTATTGGTCTGGTACAGTAGGAACATCTGTAGCTGCAGACAATAAGGTAGGCTTACTAAAATATTCATACTTTAATGTATAAGTTTTATCTGGATAAGGGTATAGACCAAAGTTATTATCAGGTGTTCTAAAAACAAATTTAGGTACACTTCCTACATTAGATGTACTCTCTTGGTCAACATATCTATCAATGTATTCTTTATAATCTAACACACGAAGGGTAACGCCAGATACACTTAAAGAGGTATCTCTATTAATTCTAAAGGTTTCGTAGTCTACATGCTGTGCTGTAGCTGGAATAGAATATCTCGTAGTATTAGCTATAAGTGTTTCTGAGTGTGTTACGTGACTAAAGGGCCAACCAAACTCTCTTTGATTAATATAATTAATGGCATCATTAACTGCATTTTTACATTGGACTTGAAAGCCACGGGCATTTGCAAAATTAGCCGCAGTAAGAGCGACTTCATTCATTCTTGCAATAACCTCGTTTGTCAAACCTAAATAATCGTATGCCATATTAAATCCTTAAAATAAAGAATGAAGGGGCAAGTTGCCCTGCCCCCTCAAGTTATTTAGGCAAGTGTGTCACGGTCTACTTCATCAGCAGCCGTATCACCTTGGTCACTGATGTCCATCATTACAGCGTAAGCACGTAGCTTACCTGCTGTAAATGAAGCACCGCTACCTGCCAACACAAAATCAATTGTATCGCCAGATGTAGAAAGTGCTAGTCCATCAATTGCAACCTGTGGAGCGTAAGCACCATCAGCCGCACCGTCAATGTCAAGTGCTGCAGCAAACTCATCGACATCACCACCAGTGAAGCCAAGAGCAGCAGTCGCATTAGTACCTGTATTCATGGTTGCAGAAGATACAACCTGAAAACCAGCACCCAAGATTAGAGTATTGGCAGGTACGGTAATTGCCTGA